AGACGTTGCTACCTGGGCTTCAGTGTTTGGACATGCTTGGATTATAGTTGCTAAACCTTTTATAGACGCACAAACACGCAGAGAAGAAATAGAACAGGGCGTGCGTCCATACCTTAACATTCTCACTCCAATGGTAGTACTGGACTGGGAATACAGAAGAAACAGATCAGGCCGCTATGAATTAGTATACCTTAAGTATCTTGAAGAAGTAAATGGCTCAGTCAATGTAGTAAAAGAATGGTATCCCAACTGGATTAGAACCAGAGTAGTTGACACTGAAAACAACACCATGCTGGAGGATCACTGGGACAAAAATGAACTGTCAATGATACCAGCTGTACAAGCGTATAACAAGAAAGGTGTTATTAGAGGCATTGGTATTTCAGACTGTAATGACATTGCTGACGCTCAAAAGTTTATCTACAATGCTACATCTGAAATTGATCAGTCAATCAGAATGGACTCACATCCCAGCCTAGTAGCAACACCAGAAACAGAAGTAGGCACAGGGTCAGGCGCGCTAATACACATGCCTGAAAACCTTGATCCAGGCTTGAAACCCTATCTACTTGAATTCTCAGGTGCTTCAATTGACAAAATACTAAGTGCAATTCAGAAAACCATTGAAAGCATTGACAAGATGGCAAACATAGGTGCTGTAAGAGCAACAGAGTCACGCACAATGAGTGGCGTTGCTATGAAAACAGAGTTTGAACTGCTTAACGCACGCCTTGCTGAAAAAGCAGACAACCTAGAACTTGCAGAAGAACAGATTTGGAAGATATTCTCAGCCTATCAAGGCGTTGTATGGGACGGTGAAATAGAATATCCAGGCGCATTTGACATTAGAGACACTGCTGACGAAATACAACAGTTGAAGACAGCAGATGAAATAGCAAGACAAGATCCACAGTTGAGGGCACAGTTGTTGGAGAAAGTAGCAGACTGGTTAGATCCAGACAGCACCAGAACCTCAGAGGGCGAGGCTACTGCTGCTCCTGCTGAATACACCTATCCAGACGGTGAGCCAATTGATCCTAGACTGCCTGACGCTTATCAGCCTGCTTCAAACGCAGAAGTACCTGAAGGGCAGGGCTGTTGGAACTGTGCTGCCTACAAGGCGGGCTTGTGTTCTAGCTGGGGATACGCTCCAGTTAAGAAATCATATTGGTGTGCTGTATGGGCGCCAATCAACCAAGAAGGAGAATGACATGGCACGTGGCAAGAAAAAGAAAAACAATAGAAGAGGATAAGTGGGACGAATATTTTCGTTACATCAAAGGAGAGTGCCCGTGGAGCCTGAGTGCTTGGAACCGTGGCACTCTCCTTATTATCCCTTGGAAAGGCGAACCAAGAGATTTAGGCGATTTAGAAGGTATAGTTTATGTCCATACTAATGCGAGTCCTAGACTACTTAAAAAACTGGAACAACGACTTAACTGCAGAGATGAGAATTGTGAATACCTTTACAGTCATCCTGATTATAAGCATTATTCTGCACCATATCCTTGCCTAATACAGCAAAATAGAGCCTATTTAACACACTTAAGAAATAAACTAAATAAATAACGCAAAGACACAGTGTCTTTACATAACATAACTCTAAGGAGGCGAGGCAACAATGGCCGTACAAGAAACATTGGTAGAAGAAGCAGCAACTGACGCTGAAGTCACAAACACTGAGAGTCAGGCACAAGAAGCAGCAGTAGAGTCTAAGACCTACACACAGGAAGAAGTTGATAACATGATGGCACGCATGCGCGGGTCACTTGAAAATAAACTTCTAAAACCCTATAAGGAATTAGGGGATCCAGAAGAACTGCGTCAATTGAAAGAACAAGCTGAACAACAGAAGCAGCAGGAACAGATTGAACGCGGTGAGTTTGAAAAAACACTTCAGGATTTGGCTGCTAAGAAGGATTCTGAAATTCAGAGAAGAGATGAGATTATCAAGGAATACAAATTGAACGCACCTTTGCTCAACGCAGCCGCGAAGTACAATTCAGTTAATCCTGAGCAAGTGAAAAGCCTGTTACAAACACAGCTTACACTTAATGACTCAGGTGAGGCTGTAGCAGTAGATTCAAGTGGTGCAATCCAGTATGATGATTCTGGCAAACCAAAGGGCGTGGACGCACTAGTCCAAGAGTTCCTAACAGCTAATCCACATTTTGTGCAACCATCCGCAAGCACTGCAAACACCAGTTCTAACACTGGCGTTAATGTGCAGAAAGAAGTTGATATCTCCTCACTGGACATGAAGAATCCAGAACATAGAAAATTATATGCGCAGATGCGCAAAAAGAAATAAGCCTATATAGAGGAGAAACTTACCAATGGCTAATAATACCACAATAAACAACGAACTGTTTACTAATCTGCTTGCAGAAGCTCAGTTCGCTGCATACGAAACTTCAATCGCACGTCAAATCGTAACACCTTTTGACTATCCTGCTAACGCTGGTAGCACGCTACAAGTGCCAATCTATTCAAGCGTTACTGCTGTAGATTTGAGTGAAGGCCAGGCACCATCCAGTGCTGACACCAACACCACAAGTGCTACAGTTAACCTAAGTGAAGTAGGTACCTACTTCCAGGTAACAGACTTCCTTCGTGATTCCGCTGAAAGAGATGTAATCTCTGATCTTGGCTTCAACGCAGGACGCGCTATTGCTGAAAAAATGGACACTGACGTATTCAGCCTGTTCTCCAGCTTCAACAATTCAGTTGGCGTTGAAGATTCAGCTGTTACTGTTGATAACATTTTTGAAGCAGTTGCTACACTACGTCAGAACAAGATTGTTGGTCCGCTAACTGCTGTTCTTGGCCCACGTCAGGCACTTCAACTCAAGAAAGAACTTGCTACTGCTGGTGGTGCAAACCTAACAGCTTCAGAAATTGGTAGCTCAGTTCTTAGAGAATACTACATTGGCTCAATTGCTGGTGTCCAGGTATTTGAAAGTTCTTTGGTTGATCAAACTGTTGACAGTGACTCAGACACAGAACTTAACACTGTTGGTGCTATTTTTGCTCCTACTGCAATTGGTCATGCCATGCGCGGCGGTGTTAACATGGAAACACAGCGTCAGGCTGCCAAGCGTGCTGAAGATATCATGATGCACGTCGTTAAGGGTGAAGTAATTCTACAGAACAACCACGGTGTTAAAATCGTAGGTTCAGCCAGCGACTAAGGAGTAGGTAATGGCTTTTATTGAAGAAAACGGTACTGTAATCAGTTTTGCGGAATTTGACGATGTTCAAGACCGTGACAAAAGGCTGTTTGAAATCAATGAAGGCCTTACTGATTTCTATGTAGAGGAACTGCTAGTCAGGGCAACGGAGCGTATTCTAAATAAACTCCGTGCCACTGACTGGTGGTTTAAGGGCTATCTAAAACGCAACCCTTCAACTGACATTGAAGACGCTGCGGACATTCCAGCCCTTGATATCAATCGTATTACTGGTAGAAACAAGGATTTTACGGATCTCTGTGTGTATTTTGCATTAGCAGAATATATCTATCCCACAGTTGCTGACTTTGGCAATGAAGAGGATTCAGAGAGAAACAAAATGGCTTACTACACCAACAAATACGAAGGTTTATATCAGGAACTGGTTACCTCAGGTGACTGGTATGACTGGGATGATGATGGAGAAATTACCAATAAGGAAAAAGATCCTGGTAAAATTAACCTCAAGAGAGTAAGATGAGAGAACAGATAATTGAATATTTGAAAAGACAGAACCTAGGAGGACTTGGTCTTTCTACTGATCTGCCATTTTCTGATTCAGGAGTAAGTTTATATCTTCAGAAACCAAAAACGGTGTATGTTGATATAGCACAAACTGAACTAGAACCAATACTTCAAACACTAGGCTCACATACTATCTCAAATGAAGTCCAAACTGCAAGTTGTTTCTTTACAGTTGATGCCAAACTACAGCTTCCACAGTACGCAGACATAGTTAACGCTATAAAGGGTGCTAAAGACGCTGTAGATATAGGTGGTGTCAGCAATAGAGATGCTACTACTTCTACGAGTTACGAAACAGATTTACTTGTCACTCAGATTGACATCATATTGACAAAACTAGCGAAATAAGGAAAACACTATGTCAAATTATATCTATCCAGCACCAGGCGTAGATGGCGTTGAAGTAACACTGGGCCTCTCAGTTGCTGCTAACAATGCTTCTACTCCTGAACTTGACGTTCCTGCACTACAGGACGTTACTGTAAACGCTGCTAACGACACCTTTACTTGGGAACAGCTTGATGAAGGCTCCAAGAAACAGGTGGCAACCACTGCTACTAACAGTCTTTCAATGAATATTGTTCTTGATCAGACTGTGTTCTTTGGTGACGACACAGCTCAGTCAGGCGAAGCAGACTTCAAGGGCGTCTTTGGACTATCCTCAGACAAAGACCTTGTTGACT